GTCTACCGATCTTGAGCACCTTCTTGGTCCGAACGCTATTAACAGATGCAGGAACGACTTTTATCTTCGTGTTGCCGACTATACGCACTTCAAAGACGTCCTGATGGTACGAAAAAACAACTGCCTCCCGCTTTGGCTCCGCCAAGGCTTGAAGAGCAAGGCCTAATTGGACCGCAGATGACTTGCCTGTGCTCGAGGCTGCCGCTTGCGGCCGACTTTGTCGCTTCTTTCTCAGATTGCTGACTTTCATGCGAACAACTCCGCTGGATTGCCATTGCCCCAGCTGTCAACCCGTACGGGCGCAGCCCCTTCTGTCGAGATCGACCCAAGAGACGACCAAGAGGATTGGCCGGCGTCGCAGGCTTCAGCCCGAGATTTGTAGTATACGAGTGACGGATCATTTGCGCAATCGTCGAATATATAACTTAGAGGTACATAACGACTGCTATTAAGAAAACGCGTTAGTGCTCGCTTTACTGCCAATTCTCTGTCTAAATCTACCACTGAAAGATGCACCTTGTATCCTTGGCTTAGGAGGAAATCTCTGAAATCATCGACCTTTTTTCTTCGCTCGCCGACAAGCGGACGAACAATATTAAATCCAGCGTAGAGGCATAGTTGCAGAAGATTCGGTCCTGAATAATCCTTGCCCAGCGTGATGGCCGAGGACTCGGTGTGCACTAGCGCCGCACCCATGACTGTATTGTTGAATTCTGGAAGCTTACGCTTCGCGTAATCAGGGTCGATGACATAAGCGCCAAAATGATCGGCAATCTTCGCAACCACTGTAGATTTTCCTGAGGCCGGCAAGCCAGTAAGTAAATAGGCCTGCTTTTGTTTTGGTGGTTTTTCGACTTTAGGCTTGGCGCCCCCAGTACCCAGGCATATAGTGTCATCGTCATCAATTCGTTCTAGGTCCATAAGCTCTTTGAGGACTGTTTCTCGAAGTTTTTCGCGCTCATCCTTGGTTCTGAATCCGCTTAAGCGCTGATTTTCACTATCGAATGTATTCTCCGCAGATCCTCTTTCGGACAAGATTTCGGCGTCGCGGATACGCGTAATAACTTGATCGATGTTTAGAATTTCACCGTTATTGACTTGCACCTTGTCGCTAATCCCGAGACAGGTACCCAAGAAATGTTCGATTGCAGGGGTACTGCCCAGAAACCGGTCGTATGGCATTGGATCTCACCTCTTTAAAACTTGACCTTACTTTAACTTACTCACAGCCCTTCTGTGGCTTTGGTCGGACACCGTCGACCTGCGTGATTTGAGGAGGACGAGTGCGTGGCACTGTTGGCCGACGGCCAGCTAATGAAGATATGTCGAACGATGCGTCATGGCTACGGGTGCCGAACATTTTTGCCCACATCTGCGACCGATTCAACTTTGATACCAGCACAGAGGGGCACAGCTCGTATTTGATCGGAAGACGAAAGTTAGTAGACTTTGACATTAGTTGCGGGCCTAATGGAAGGTCAGATCCACTGCCAGAATCATCGGAAGCACGTAGTCGATAATTGTCACATAGCTATCGAACGCCTCCGAAAAATCAGGCATGAAAAACAGCGCCTGGGTCAGTCCTTGATCGCGCAGCCGGAAATCTTCAAGTTTGTAGACCCGGGCGCTCCTAGGCTTACTGGGTGGTCCCGTAAGACTCAGGCGCTGGGGGCTGTTTTGCTTGTTCCCGAGCTGAGAGGAACATGAGGATGTTGCTTTCGATCAGCTCAAGCTGATCTAGCGTTAGCTGGCCAAACTGCTCGCGGTTAACTCGCCGGAAGGGCCATGACCTGTCTGGGAGCGTCGACAGATTGGACGGTGAATTGGCCGACTGTTCAGGGGCCCAAGGCTGAGTCGACATTTGCACGATGCCATCCAGAAGCCAGTTGGCGTTGCACCCCAGGATGCGCTGAGCTTCGAGCGCCCCCGTCTCAGAGATCCCGCGCTTCTCCCAGTTCTTCACCACCTGGGGAACCACCCCTATCAGCCGCGCAACAGCCGACTGGCCCGTCACATCGCGCAACTCCTTCGCTGCGATGTAGAGCCGTTGCACGCTTTCATGTATCTCTGCCATGTCTTGAATTATTTCGGTTTTAAACATGATGTTGTTAAACGCCGCGGTTGACTTTTTTATAAACACCATGTTTAAATGAGGCATGGACAGATCTTCAATCGATCGTGATCGGACCTTGATCGCGGGCCTCGGCGGCCCTACCAAAGTGGCCGAGATGCTCGCGTTTCCTCGCCTTGGAGGGCCGCAGCGGGTGCAGAACTGGTTGCAGCGTGGGATACCGCCAGGGGTCAAGCTGAAGTGGCCTGAGATCTTCCTTGCGCCAACTGCGCGGGGCCAGGGCGATGCGTGAGGTCGATGTTTGGCTTCATGGCACTCGGGATGCGCGAACTGCAATGTTGTTGCTCACCAGTACTTGGAACTGGTGTAGACGGCGCGTGACTCGACTTTGGGCCGCCAGGGCTTCGGGGCTGTGTGGCCCACCTTGTAGATCGGCCAGCGCCAGCGGCACAAGCCTCAGGATGCCGCTCATCAGTTGCTCAAAGCCAGCTCGGTCGTCACGAAACCGATCCGCATACAGCAGCGTCAGCAAAAGCCGTTGCGCACGCAGTTGCGCTCGCATCTCGGTCTGCTCCTCCAGCATCGGTCCGGCCACCTTGACCAGCGCGTCATGCATGGCGGCTTCCAAGTCGCCTGGGTTCATGTCCATCGGTGTGCCTTTCTGGCTTTGGGTTGGGTCTGTGTTCATGCCCTCCAGTTTCTGGTCCAGCCGCGCTGGCCGTATTTCAAATTTCAAAGGGGATTTTCAAAATGACTGATGTCGTCGCAGCGGCGGAGGCAGCCGTGCGCGGGTACCCGGGCAGCACCAAGGTGGTGGCGCTGCTCATGGAGAAGAACCCATCCAGCCTGGCCAGCGAGATCCTGGAGGCGGGCGCCGCCAAGCTGGGCCTGCGCGATGCCGTGAAGATCTCGCAGGTCACCGGCAGCAAGGCCATCCTGAACGCCTTCGCCGAGGCCCTGGGCTGCACGGTCATCGCCATGGATCACCAACTCAGCGGGGCTGACCCCATGTATCTGCTTAGCCAGCTCGGGGCCAGCTTCGCCAGGGTGCTGGAGATCGAGGCGGCGGCCGCCTCCAAGGCCCGGCCCAACTACAACGACCTGCAGGAGCTCGAGAAGCGCTGGCTGGCCCACGTGGCCATCGGGCAGGAGATCGTCACGTACCTGCGGGCCGCCTACGACCAGGGCAAGCCCGAGAGCATGCGGGCGCCGCGCCTGGGGGACTGAGCACCATGAGTACCGTGATCATGGCGCTTTGCTGGCCCATCAGGATGCGCCCCCCGGCCAAGGCCGTGCTCATCTCGCTGGCCGACATGGCCAACGATGAGGGCTACTGCTGGCCGTCGATCGAGCGCCTGTGCGAGCGCACCTGCTTTGGCCGCACAGCGGTGATCGAGGCCATCTCATGGCTCGAGGAGCGCTGCATCCTGCGAGCGGACCGCTCCAACGGGCGCAAGACCGTGTACTGGGTTGAGCCTGACCTGTACGTGGAAGAGGGCGCTGATTCCGAAGGCGCCCAGCCAGCCGCACAACCCCCCAAACGTGTGCCAAACCAGTACGCCACGCGGACCGGTCCGCCACGCAAACCGGTACGCCAGGCGGACCCAACCAGTCCGCGTGGCGGACTCAACCGGTCCGCCACGCGGACACTAACCGTCAAGAACCGTCATGAATCAAATAACCCCCTAACCCCCGACATCCATGACACCCCCGATACCCCCGCCGTGGCGGGGGGCGCGTGCGGGTCGTTGCATTCATCCCAAAGCCAAACCCGCGGTCCACAGTCCGCAATTCCCAACGCCCCCGGCTTCGAAGTCTTCTGGCAGGCCTACCCCAAGCGGGCCAACGAAGACGCCGCACGCCGCGAGTGGAACCGCCTGGCCCCCGACGCTGAGCTGCAGGCCTGCATGCTGGCCGCCATCCGGGCCCAGCAGGGTGGCCCAGCCTGGATGCGCGAGGGTGGCCGCTTCATCCCTATGCCGTCCAAGTGGCTGGCCGGCCGGCGCTGGCGGGATGAGCCCTCGCCCCAGGCTCAACTGGGTCTGCAAGACCTTTGGTGGGAAAGCAAAGATGGCGTGCGGGCCATGGGCCAACACCTCGGCTTGCCGTACTCCATGGCCGAGCTTGGCAATGCCTACACCGACGACGAGCTGCTCGAGCACAACCGCCGCTACCGCGAGCGGGTGTTCGCTGCAGCCGGTGCCGGCCCCTGGTCGCAAAGGCACACAGCATGACCAGAACCTACATCCTCACCGAACTCCTGCGCCTGGGCCCGCTGACCCTGCGCGAGATCGTCGCCATCACCGGCTGGCCTTCCAGCGCCGCGGGCTGGGCACTGCGCAACACCTTGGACACCAACGCCGTCCAGGAACTGCGCCACCGCAGCGGCGTGCGCTACGTGGCCACGGCCGGCCGGCTCGATGGCCAGGGCCCCGACCAGGTGGAGCCAGCGGAGCAGGGCAGGGCCCCCACCCCCCGGGCCTGCGGGTCCTCCCGGCAAGGGGCCAACGCGGGTAATTCGCACCGCCCGCTCGCGCTGTTGCGTGAGTGCCCTAAGGGGGTTAAGTGAAGCTCATCCCCCTCCTGGACCAGCCCATCTCGCAAGCCGAGTTCGCCGAGATGGTGGGCCTGAGCGAAGCCCGCGTGAGCCAGCTCATGGCCGACAACGTGATGGTGCGCGGCGACACGGCCCACGCCTGGCTCATCGCCTACTGCGAACGCCTGCGCGACATGGCCGCAGGCCGGGCCTCCTCCGAGACCGGCGGCCTCGACCTGGTGCAAGAACGCGCGGCCCTCGCCCGCGAGCAGCGCATCGCCCAGGCCTTGAAGAACGCTGTCGCCCGTGGCGAGTACGCCCCCGTGGGCCTGCTGGCCGATGTGCTCGGCATGGCCAGCAGCGCCGTGGTTGATCGCTTTGACCAGCTCGAAGGCACCCTGCAGAAGGCCTGCCCCGATCTGCCCGAAGAAGCCAAGGCCGCCGTGATGCAGGTGCTGGCCTCGGCTCGCAATGAGTGGATTCGATCCACCGCCCGCCTGGTCACCGAGCAGGTGGAAGCCATGGCCCAGGCGGACGACGACACCGATACCTCCACCGATACCGACACAGAAGGGCTCCCGTTTTGAACGCAGCCACCGTCACCCTGCACACCGAAACCGCCCAGGCCATCGTGCGCTCGGTCCGCCTGGGCCTGGACAGCCTCCGCGCCGAGGTGCCCCAACGCCTGAGCGAATGGGCCTCCGAGCACTTCAAGCTCGCCGGCGAAAGCTCCCACCAGAAAGGCGGCTGGGTCGGCTGGTCGTTCCAGACCGGCATCCTGGACTTCATGAGCGATGACCGCATCGAAGACCTCGCCGTCATGAAGTCCAAGCGCGTGGGCTACACCAAGATGATCACGGCGTTTGTCGCCTACAACATCGCCCACCGCAGGCGCAAGCAGGCCCTGTGGCAGCCCACCGACGATGACCGTGACTCTTACGTTAAAAGCGAGATCGACCCCGTGCTCGATGCGGTGGAGGCCGTGCGCAAGGCCCGCAAGCAGGGCAAGGCCAATGAAGACACCATCAAGTTCAAACCCTTCCGCGACAGCGTGCTGCACCTCTTGGGCGGCAAAGCCAAGCGGGCCTACCGCCGCATCACCGTGGCCGTGGCCATCCTGGACGAGTGGAGCGCCTTTGACCAGTTGATCGAGAAGTCCGGTGACCCTGGCGGCCTGGCCAAGGGCCGGCTCGAAGGCGCGGCCTACCCCAAGTTCGTCGGTGGCTCCACCCCGGGGGTTAAGGGGCTGTGCCACGTTGAACGTGCCTGCGACAACTCCGAGGGCTATGTGCGCTTCCACATTGCGTGCCCGCACTGCGACGCCGAGCACCCGCTGATGTGGGGCGGCAAGGACCGCCCCCACGGCTTCAAATGGCAGCGTGGTCAGCCTGACACCGTGCGCCACATCTGCCCGCACTGCCGAGAACCCATCGCCCAGGCCGACTACCTGCCCGGCGGCCAGCCCATGGCGGGCACCTGGGTTTGCAGCAAGACCGCCAAGCGCTATGGCCCCGACCGCATCTGGCGCGACAGCCAGGGCCAGCCCACCCGGCCTCCCAAAACCCTGGGCGTGCAGGTCTGGGCCGCCTACAGCCCCCAGCGCAGCTGGGCCAGCATCGTCAAAGAGTTCGAAGAGGCCGTCTCGGCCCTGGAGAAGGGCGACCCCGGCCCCATGCAGCTCTTCGTCAACGAAACCCTGGGCGAGACTTGGGAGGTCAAAGGCGAGCGCAGCGACGAACACGCCCTGCAGGCCCGGGCCGAAGCCTTACCCCTGTGCACCGTGCCGCGCGGCGCGCTGATCCTGACCGCAGGCGTTGACGTGCAGCGCAACCGCTGGGAGATTGCCGTCTGGGCCTGGGCAAGGGGCCTGGAGTCCTGGCCGGTGGATCACCACATCATCGAAGGCAACCCGGCCAGCGAAGAGGACTGGCAGCAGGTCACCACCTACTTGCAGAGACGCTACCCCCAGGCCTACCACGCGGGCAGCCTGGGCCTCTCGGGCATCTCCATCGATTCCAGCGACCAGACCCAGGCCGTGTACAACTGGGTGCGCAAGAACCAGCACCAGCTCCCGTGCCTGCGGGCTGTGAAGGGCCGGGGTGAAGAGGGCGTGCCGGTGCTGGGCCCGGCCAGCATCCAGGACATCAACTGGAATGGCCAGAAATGGCCCCAGGGCGTGAAGCTGTGGAACGTGGGCGTGGACACCGCCAAAGACCTGCTGCTGGGCCAGCTCGCCATCCCCACCCCGGGCCCGGGCTACGTGCACTTCAGCCAGGACCTGCCGCGCGAATGGTTCGAGCAGCTCACGGCCGAGCAGCGCATCCTGGCCAAGCTCAACGGAAGAGACACCTACCGCTGGGTCAAGCGCCGACCGCGCAATGAGGTGCTGGACTGCCGCAACTACGCCCTGCACTCGGCCATGAGCATCGGCCTGCACCACCACAGCGACCGCAAGTGGCAGCAGATCGAGGCGGCGGTGCAGCCGGTGAATGCGGATCTGTTCAGTGCGCCCTTGCCGCCAGCCACGACCAAACCCACGAACCCGCCGGCCCCAGCCATCTCTGTGGCCAATGAACCCCGCCAGGCCCGCACCGAAGAACCCCAAGACCGCGGCTATGCCCGCCGCCGATCCCCGGCCCCCACCTTCACCCGCGCCTGGTGATCCCAAGCCTTCACGAATTCACCCTCATGAAAATCCGCGCCCAGATCAACTTCCCCGACCCCGCCCGACTGGTGGGCGAGCTGGCCAAGCAAACCCGCTTTGCCCTGAAGACCGCCCTCAACACCACCGCCACGCAGGTGCGCGATGGCCTGCGCTCCGAGATCCAGCGCACCATTGACCGGCCCACGCCCTACACCCTGAACAGCCTCTTTATCCGGGCGGCCACCTCCCAAAACCTGGAGGCCACGGTCTGGCTCAAGGACGAAAGGGCCACGTCCAATGCCGGAACGCCCGCTACCCGCTACATGCTGCCTCACATCGTGGGCGGGCAACGCACCCTCAAGCGCTTTGAGCGTGCCCTGCAGATCACCGGGCAGATGCCCAAGGGCTGGTACGCGGTGCCCGCGGCCGGGGCCAGGCTCGATGCCTTCGGCAACATGAGCGCGGGCCAGATCATCCAGATCCTGAGCCAGTTGCGAGTGACCCTCACGGCTGGCTTCACCCGCAACATGTCGACGGATGCCCGCAGCAAGATCGCCGCCCAGCGCCGGGCCGGTGGCCGCTTCTTTGTGGTGATGCCCGGTGCCAAGGGCCTGCGCCCGGGCGTGTACCAGCGCGAGTTCATGGGCCGCCAGGTGACCCCGGTGCTGATCTATGTGACAGCGGCCAATTACAGGAAGCGCCTGGCGTTTGAAACGGTGGGGCAGCGCATTGCGGATGCGCACCTGCTGAATAACTACCGCCAGGCGTATGCGCAGGCGCTCGCTACAGCCCGATAGGCCGAACCGCCGTCCCTTCTTCCTTCGCATCCTCTCCTGCCGAATCACTTCAGCAATGACCCCTCCTAAGACCACGCCCGAGCCCATCACTGAACTTGACCTGGTGGACCGGATCTTTGCCTACCTTGAATCCGAATTGCCTGAGGCCTCCCGGGCCATGTGCAACATCGACCGTCTCAAAGCCGAAGTCCGGTCCGAGTTTGCTGGCATTGAGTGCTACATCCCGGCGCTGCCCCGTATTGAGCGTGACAAACGGGCTCAGGACGTGCTGCGGCTGTTCAATGGGCGCAACGCCAGCGAAGTGGCCCGGCAGCTCAACATCGGGCGAACGACGGTCTACCGAATTCTCAAACAGCCGGGCAACAGATAGTCGTCGGTCAAATGTTGTTCCACCTTTCCTGGAAATGGAACAACGGCTTGGATAAGTTGGCCGGGTAACTCCCTGAACCCCGACCACTACCTCCCCTATGGCCTACACCCAAACCGACCTGGACAACATCGACACCGCCATCGCCACCGGCGAGCTCGAGGTGGAGATCCACGGCCCCAACGGCCTGCGCAAGGTGCGCTACCGCAGCATTGGCGAGCTCAAGTCTGCCCGCGAGCACATCGCAAGCCTCCTGACCCGGGCCAGCTCGCCCCGCAACCCCGGCGCCTGGCGTGTCGGCTTCTCCACCTCGCGGGAGTGATGGACCATGGCCAACATCCTGGACCGCCTGATCGGCGCCTTCAACCCTCAGGCTGGCCTGCGCCGGCACCAAGCCCGCGAGCTGCTGCAGCGGGCCTACGAAGGGGCCAGCACCCGTGACGGCTGGCGGCCCCGCCGGGCCGGTGCCAGCGCCGACACTGACCACCGGGCCGATGCCGCCACCCTGCGCGTGCGGGCTCGCTCCCTGGTGAAGAACACCCCTTATGTCGCACGGGGCCTGGGCTCCATGGTGGCCAACGTCATCGGCACCGGCATCAACCCGCGCAGCCTGGGCAAGGATGCCAAGCGCATCGCCGCGCTCTGGCAGGAGTGGGCCAAGGTGGCCGACGCGGATGGGGTGCGTAACCTGGGCGGCCTGCAGGCGGCCGCCTACCGCGCCATGGAGCAAGACGGCGAGGTGCTGGTGCGCCTGCGGGCCCGCCGGCCCAGCGATGGCCTGCCCGTGCCCCTGCAGCTCCAGTTGCTGGAGATCGATTGGCTCGACAGCTCCAAGGTGGGCAGCCATGGTGCCAATACCATCGTCAACGGCATCGAGTACGACCCGCTGGGCAAGCGGGTGGCCTATTGGCTGTTTGACCAGCACCCTGGCGAAATCCTGGGCCCGCGCATGGCCAGGACCAGCAGCAGCCCGGTGCCAGCCGAGCGCATCATTCACCTCTTCAACCCCGAGCGGCCAGGGCAGGGCCGAGGCTTCACCCGCCTGGCACCCGTCATCAGCCGGGTGCGCGACCTGCAGCTCTACGAGGACGCCGAAGCCCAGCGCAAGAACCTCGAATCGCGCCTGTCGGTGATCGCCAGCGGCGATGTGAACGCCATGGGCCCCCTGGGCCCCGAAGACCAGCGCACCCCGGACCAGAGATCGGAATCAGGCGACCTGGGCACCTTGAGCAGCGGCTCTATCATCCAGGTGCCCTCGGGCCTGAACATCACGACCGTGCAGCCCAATGCGGTGCCAGGCTATGTGGATTACGTGAAGCTGCAGTTGCACCTGATCGCGGCCGGCATGGGCATCACCTACGAAATGCTCAC